AGTAATCAAATTGTAGGCACTGGGACTAACTTCAACCTAAGTCCGGGTAATAATTTTATTGTTGGCTCTCAAGTATTCACTGTTGCAAGCGTAACGAACGGTAATGTAATTACTACAACTGAGAATGCAGAATTCTCTGCAGCAGCTGCAAGATGGTATGAATATCCAGACGGAGATAACTATTTCACATACGATTTTAGATGGTCTCAAAATAGTGTAGAATCAGACGGTGGTCAAATGTCTGAGCTTAGACCGCTTAATAATGGTATTGGCCCAAGAGATCTAATGGGTATTACATTCGATCCTACAAAACCACTTTGGATTGATGTGAGACTAGAAGCATATAGACTATCAAGCCTACACAGTCTAAGTCTACTATCAGTCACATTTGAATTAGAAACAGAGGCAGGTACAATTGAATCTTGTCCTCAACTATGTGGCGACTGTGACGACCCTTATGTTGCTGGATGTACAAATATCGTAATCGACTGTACAGATCCGGTTTACGATCCATATAGTCTAAGTAAGCCAACTGCAATCTATGAAGAGATTAGCGAGTTATCGGCAAATATGTGGGGTCACCCAGTACAATACTTTAGAGTAGAACCAGATCAAAGATCAAGAGATGTAGTCTTAATGGAATACTCATTGTATAATGTAAAGGCTCAAGGCGACTTAAAGATTGTCGTACCAGACAACGAGATGCCAACTAGAGAATTCACCTATGATATTTTCGGTATGGGCTTTGAAGACTTTGAAATTCATATCACGAAAGGTCAGATGGAGCAGGCGTTTGGTGCAGGTATTCACCCAAGACCAAGAGACTATATGTACATTCCTAGAATGAATAGAATGTATGAGGTTAGCTCAGTAAGTTTAGCTGATGAATTTAATCAGACTATGACTTATTGGAGAGTCATGTTAAAGAAATACGAAGAACGCAGTTCAAGTATTGTAGATACAGATACAGCAGAAGGACAAGCAATCGAACAACAATTAGACGATCTATATACTGGAGTTGAAGAAGTATTCGGTGAAGAAATTAAGGCAGAGTACGATAAGTCTACAAAACCAGAGCAATATCAAACAGTCTACTCAGAAGTTGGTGATGGTATTAGAGAGAGAATTCATAATGGTCTATTAATCTCGGATAAAGAGATTAGAAATAAATGGACTATTGTTTCTAAAAACCACTACGATTTAGAATCTGTAAAAGATTTAGGTATCGAGTGTCTAGTCTATAGCAAGTATTCTCAATTACAGACGACAGATAACTTAGCATTCACATCCTGGTTTAAGCCTAATTTGACCAGCGCTTCTGCCGAGCAAACTATCTTTGATGGGTGGCAGGACAATAAAGGTTTGAAATTAACAGTTAACCAAACTAAAGTTAAGGCATATATTAATGATATGACACTCGAGTATACATTTAGCTCTAACTTAGAGAACGGCAACTGGTATGGTATTGTCTATAATATCAATAACTCATATCAGAGCACAGGAGCCTATGTGTATAAATTAAACTCTAAGAGTAATACATTAACATCAATGTCAGTAGCAGATACGTTAGTTGAGGTAATGGACCAAAATATCGATATGACATCTACAATAGGTTGGGTTAGTACAAAGAAATGGTCACTGATGCCTGGTAAATTAGCACTAACTAATGTTAGATTATTTAAGAAAGTTGTTGGTAAAGACCAACATAAGAATATACTACAACAATATATCGTTAGAGATAATCATCTAGCTCATATTATCGACAACGCAATCCCTTCTATTCAACTTAGAAAGTATAACCAAAATAGGTAACAAAAATTGACTAAATTTGTTACAAGTATTTTCTAGATATATAGAATATAATATCATATTATGAGTGAAAAGAAAAGAACAATAGCTGAACAGGCAGATGATATTAGGAAAGAACTAGACGACTTGATTGGAGACGCTCCACTTGATGTTGATAACGATCCTAAAGATTTACCCCTGCAAGCTAAGCCAACAGCGCTAGCGCCGGTGGTGAATTATACAGAATTAAAGGCTGGCGCAAGTAAGAAAGCACAAAAGACTATTACTAGTTTAATGAAGTTCTATCTTGATGCGGATATTATCGAGAAAGATGAATATATTCAGGCTAAAAAGAAGATGGATGAGATGACTATGTCGTCTCTAATCTATCAGCTACAGGCTGGTGAAAAAGCACTTACAACTCTATTAGAAACAATTGACTCAGGTGAATTAGCACCTAGAATGTTTGAAGTACTAGCAACTCTACAAAAGTCAATGTTAGATATTATTAAATCTCAGACCATGTATCTAATGGCTGCAGAAGAAGGTGCTAAAAGAATTGCTAGAGATATAGAGATCTATCAACAAAGACAGAATCAAACTGAGATCGAAGGAGCAGGCGGAGATTCTAGTAATAAAAATATCCAAAGAGGTACAAAAGACTTAATGGCCGCAATTCGCGCAGGTATCGACGGAGCGAATGAGGATATTGAAGACGTTGAACCAACAGAAGAATAATGTCAGACTACGTAGGAGATAATAAATGGATTCCGAAAGAGGAAGGGCCACAGGCAGCCTCGGAAAGAATTGTTTGGTCTACCAAGCAAATCAATGACTTATTGATTGCTATGGACCAGGGTTATCGTCCTAAGATTAAGTTACCATTCTACGAGGGTAGACAATTTCTAAAGAAGGGTAATATCGTATTTGAATATACCGATGAAGAAATTCAAGAGCTGGCTAGATGTGCTGCTGATATTGTCTATTTTGCAGAGAAGTATGCAGTGGTAATGACCGATAATGGTATTCAGAAAGTAAAGCTTAGAGATTATCAAATCGATATGTTAAGAAACTTTCAAAATGAGAGATTTAATATCGTACTAGCCTCTCGTCAGATGGGTAAAACAGTGACAGCGTCTATCTTTAATGCTTGGTATCTAACATTTAATATGGACAAGAACACTCTGTTACTTGCCAATAAATCTGACTCAACGAAAGAAATTATTGATAAGGCCAAGACCGTAATCGAGAACTTGCCGTTCTTCATGAAGCCTGGTATTATCAAGTATGATGTGATGAATGTTCGTTGTGATAATGGTTGTCGTCTAATAGGACAATCGACTACAGCAAAATCCGGTATTGGTTTTACAATTCATAACCTGTATCTAGATGAGTTTGCACATATTCACCCATCGATCGCAGACTCTTTCTATGAGAATGTATATCCTACATTATCTTCATCGAAAGTCTCAAGAATTACAATTACATCAACACCAAATGGATTTAATAAATTCTACCAAATATACGCCGCAGCAGATCGTGGCGATAATGAATATCATGCTATGCGTATCGACTGGTGGCAACATCCTGACCGAGACGAAGAATGGTATGAAAGAGAACTCTCAAACCTAGGCTCAATTGAGGCATTCAATAAACAGTATGGTAATGAGTTCGTTAGTTCATCTAATCTACTACTAGACCCAGTAGATATGAAGAAGATGAGAAAGCGCATGAAGCCGTATGTTTATCATGACTTTGATGAATTTGACTATATCTCTATTGACACGAAAGGTTTCTTAGAGTGGGATCCTGATTTTGATATTGATACATGTAAAGACCCTGAAAACTTCTGGGTATTCTCAGTAGATATTGCAGAGGGTAATGGTGGTGACTCATCAGTGATTAATATCTTCCAGGTCAATCCAATGAATTCAGAAGAAATTAAAAATGTTGTTAATCCAGGTGCGATGTACGACTTCTTTAAATTTACTCAAGTAGCTAGATTTAGATCGAATGAACATGTGATTGAAGATTTCGCAAAGGTACTATATACATTATCAGTCGACATATTCTACTCTGAGAACGTAAAGATGATTGTGGAGTATAACACTTATGGTACAGTATTATTCCAATACCTAAGAAGTATTTTTCCACAGAGGAACGACTTTGATGATGAAATGATCGTTAAATTTAGACACAGGCATGATGGTAGATCGCTAAAACCAGGTATTAAACTAAAATCTGACAATAAAGCTATCTTCTGCCAGAATTTCGCGAAGTTATATAAGATAAATAGATTAGATTTAACTGATGAAGTTACAGTAACAGAGGCTAGCCTCTTTGGCACATTACCAAATGGTAGTTACGGTGCTCAAATGGGGAATGATGATGTCATAATGACTTGTATTACTGCAACGGAATTTTTTAATACAACAGACTATGCAGACTTCGTTGAAGAGATATTAGATTTCATAGAACCAGAACTCCATGATGAGATGGAAGCAATCCTCTTTAGAGACAGCGACCAGCAAGGAGATTTACAATATGATATTTATGACCTTCTGAAATAAATTTGCAGAAAGACAAGGATATATAATAAAAGAATTAAAAATAATAACGAACAATTATGGCATTAAGTCCTCAATTACTACAGTTCAAAAGCTCGGGCGTATATCGTCTAGAGTTTGACAAATCACAAACCGTGAACATCCCAGCTGAGACTATTAGACTAGTTGTGGGTAGATCTAACAAAGGTCCTTACAATACTCCAGTTCTAGTGGAAGATGTTGAGCAATTCAAGCAAGTTTTTGGCGGTGTTGATAAGTCACTAGAAAGAAAAAATATGTTCTTCCACAGATCAGCTATCGAAGCTTTATCTAGAGGTCCTATTTTAGCATTAAACTTGACAGCAGATGATGCAGATGATAAAGTGAGTATTTTCTCACCAGCTACTAACTCTGCGCAAGAAGGTTTATCTGCTAATACAATTCAAGCATCTAATGCATCTGCTAAGAAATTTAGCGATGTATTTGATATTGATAAGTTCTGGGTACCTTCAGACGAAAAGCTACTAGTTACTGCTGCTGAAGACACAAATCACGGAATCACTTTCGTTAACATCAAACAAGATCCTATCACAGTTATCATCAGACAAGCTGCAGATACTAGAGGTTTTGAGTTAACAGCAAGAGAGTGGTATGGCGAAACAGGCATTCCAGAAGGAATTGACGCTGATGAGTACGTATCAGACTACCTAGTAGACGTATTTATTTTCAAAGGCAAATTTGACGCTGCTGAATTAAATAACGATCCTAACTACGGTATCTACTTTGACAACAACGGCTTATTAAAAGAGCAATTTGCAAAGTTTGCAGGTCTAAGAGAAGTAACTCTATTAGCACAGTACAACGGATTATCATTAATCCCTGAATTTATTGATGCAGAAGGCAATCAAATGTACATCGAGACTCTAATCAACATGGAGGCTAGAAGAACAGGTTTATTCTGTGCAGTACAAGAAGATGCTCTTCCACAAATCGATCTAATCGGTAATGGTTTTAACATCTACCAAGATTACGAAGTTCTATCACACAAGGTACTTCAAGAGAAAAGTGCAGAGTCAATTGACTTAGCAAGTTACTCAGGTATCGTATCTGTTGATGGTGCAGTAATGACAATCAACGGTGGTGCTAACCTAACTGCTGCAAACCTTGCAGTAGACGGTATTTCAGCAGGTAAATACTTATCAGCTGCAGTTGAAGGTGAATATGTTGAAATCGACGAAATCGTAGACATCGCAGGCGGTGGTGTAATCATCACAGCATTAGGTGCAATCTCTAAGAAAGATTACGAAAGATTTGCTGTAGATTCATCAATTACATGGCAAGGTGCTGGTGTAGTTGAAGTATTATCAAATGGTAACTTAAAAATGACTGCTCCATTTAGCTACGGTAACGCAGCGGCAGCTTCAGGTTACTACTTAAAATCAGCTAACGAGGGTGAGTATATTGAAATTCAAACAATCAGCTTACCAGATGCAGATGGCAACATCGAGATCTCAGGTAACGGTGGCGGATTTGATTCTACTTACGCTGGAAACCAAACTGAAATCCAAGTATTCATCAAAACAGTTAATAACGCATTCCAACCATGGACATTATCTCCAAACTCAAGAGCGGTAATGTTCCCAGGTTCAGGTTCATGGGACTTCACAAACCAAGGTGCTGGTAGATTTACATTCAGCAAAGCTGGTGAGAATAGCTTCCCAACTGTAACTGATGCAAACGGAAACGACGTACAACCAATTAAAGTAGGTATGTATGTACCATGTGGCACTGACGCTCAAGGTAATGTAGATAGCAGACTATCTAGAATTAAGAAAATCACTAAAGAGTATACTGGTGGTGTAACTTACTACAAGTTTGAAACTCACAGATCAGTTGGTTCTAGACCAGAGTACGCTCTTAAGAGATATGAGGAAACTGCTGGATTCTACAAGACATTCCCACTTGAAGGTGCAACACAAACTGACAAGTCAATTGCAGAATTATTAGCAGCTATCAAACCAGGTACTGGTTTAGGTAACGCTTTAATTGATAAAGACAATATCACATTCAGATATGTTGTTGATACATTCGGTTCATTAGAGAACGGTGGAATCTTAAACAAAGAGGAATTATCATTCCTATGTAAAGAAAGACAAAACGCTTCAGCAATTCTTAACGCACCAATGGTGAAAGAATTCAAAGCTGCAACTAATCCTTCTTTCAAAGATTCATTCGCTCCTTATGGATTCAATGTAAATCACGTAGCAACTGGAGGTAACTTAGAGAACAACCCAACTCAACTTTACACACTACCATCGATCAACGAGGGTGCTAACTACGCATTCTACTACGGTCCTGGTCTTAACGTAATTGAGAACGGTAGAACTAAAGTAATTCCACCAGCAGCTTACGTATCAAACAACTACATCGATAAATATACAGATGCATTACCATGGTCAATCATCGCAGGCCCAAGAAGAGGTGTTGTAGGTGGTACAGGTGTACAATCTCTAGAATTTGCATTCGACAAGAATGACAGAGACGTACTTGAGCCATTCGGTTACAACCCAATCGTATTCGAAAGAGGCGTTGGTTTAACGATCAAAGGTAATAAAACTGCACAGCAAGGTATTCAATCCGCTCTATCTTCAGCACACGTAAGAGAAGTTCTTATCTACATTGAAGATGGTTTAGCTGAAATCTTGAAGAACTACTTGTTCGAGTTTAACACAGCTCAAACTAGATTAGAAATCAAAACTTTAGCTGATAACTTTATGGAATCAGTGAAGAAAGATGGTGGTGTATACGACTACAAGAACATCATGGACACGTCAAACAACACAACAGATGTTATCGACAACAACATGGGTATCTTAGATACGTTCGTAGAACCAGTTAAAGGTCTTGAGATTCTAGTATCGAGAGTAACTGTATTGAACACAGGTGAAATCGCAACAGGTAACTTTGCATAAGAAACGAAAGATATATAAATAAAATAAGAAATAAACGATATGGCTTTACCACATTATTCAGAGGACCAAACTAGCAAGAAGGGAAGAAACTTCGAGCCAGTACAAGCTAATCTATTCGAGGTAACTATTTTACCACCGGATGGTGTTGCTGGACAAGAGTTCCTTTTACAACACGTTAATTCAATCTCTGGTTTAGATGCTTTAGCTCCTGCAGTTGATGCAATCGGTCAAAAGTACAAGTTTGCTGACAGATCATACGCAGGTATGCCTGGACAAACTGCTGTTGACATCACAATCAACTTCTCTCTAAACTTGAATGATTCAAATCAAGCGTACCTATACAAAACAATGAGACAATGGTACAGAGCAGCGTACAATCCTGAAACTGGCGAAATGGGTCTTAAAAAGAACTATGTTGGTACAATTGTTGTTGTTCAATTTAACAGAGAGGGTGACATCTACAGAAAAATCACATTAGATGATTGTTTCATTACTTCAGGTATTAACCTAGTAGCAGAACTAAACTATGAGACTGCTGATGCTCAAGCATTAGAAGTAACATGGAAGTGTGATACTTACTCAGAAGAATTGAATTAAATTTAATAGAACTTAATAAAAAAGAAGGAGCTTCATGGCGCCTTCTTTTTTTAGGCTCAGAAAACATAATATAATATCCTAATAATAAGAGATTATGAGCGATAAACTAACAAAGAAACTCCAAGTTCTATTGACAGAGGACGAAGTCCGAGAGGTCAATAGAGTTATATTAAATGATGCACTGGATCAGGAGAGACGTCCTATTTCTGTGAGTGCATTTATTAGAAACCTTATTCAGGACGAACTACTAAAAAGATCTCCTGAACAGAGATCCTATATTAAACAGAATCTTAAAAACTTAAAAAGCAAATAAACATGAGCGAAGACAAAAACAAATTGACTCCTGAAGAGGAGAAAATGGCTAAAGCGTTAGAATCTAAAGACGCTATTAACCAACGTGAAGTCGAATCAACAGATGATGTAGCCCAGAACATGGAAGCTGCTGTTGCTGCTGGTGGACTAGGTAAGGTGAATATGGCAGCATTCGGCCCAGACAAAGCGCAGTCTGCTGATAGCGCACTAGGCTGGCATGTATTAGACCAAGAAACTTTACCATCAAGAGGTAAATTCTACCCTGCAGATAGTGTAATTAAAATCAGATCTGCGAAGGCTGCTGAGATTAGACACTTCTCTACTATGGACGAGAATAACTATATCGACATGGAAGAGAAATTAAACTCAATAGTCGAGTCATGTACACAAATGACTGCCGGTAAAACTAGAATGTCTTACAAAGATATTCTTGAAGAGGATAGAATTATTCTTCTATTAAGCATTAGAGACTTAACATTCCCAGAGCCTGAGAACAAGTTAATGTTAAAAGGTAAAACTGAGAAAACCAAAAAGCCGGTTGATATTGAACTATCAATTAGAAATCTAGTACCTACTGAGATTGATGAAGAAATTGAAAGATACTACGATGAGAAGGCGAGAACTTATGTAATTAAGACTCGTTCTGCTGGTGAAGTTAGAATGCACCCGCCATGTATTGGTGTTATGCAAGAAATTACTCAATATCTTAAAGATAGACAGGAGAAAGAACAAGATTTTGATAAGGCCTTTATGCAAGTCCTACCTTATATCCAATCTGATTGGAGAACTCTTAATATGAATAAGATCTTCCAACTAGAAGTTGACTATAAATCTTGGGACGAGAAAAAGTTCATGGTAATCTACAGATTAGCTGAAAGAATGAGAATCGGTGTATCAACCGAGCTAGAAACTACCTTTGAAGGAGAGACGGTGAAAGCCCCTCTTGACTTCCCAGGTGGCATCAAAAGTCTTTTCATTATTTCAGATCTCGCTGGAGAATTACTTTAAGACTAAGTTCTACCTGGGTATTCATCTCAGAATGCAACCTAGTGAGATTGAAAACATGTACTACTACGAGTATTGGTATTACGTGAAGAATCTCTCAGAGTACATCAAGGAGAGGAATAAACAACAAAAGGACCAACAAGAACAGGCCAACGAACAACAGTCCTCAATGAGGTCTCAGTACAGACAGCCTAAGATGCCTAAGGTCCCATCTATCAAAACACCTTCTATTAAGATGCCGAAGATGTAGAGATATATAATATAGTAAAGGGGTATGTTTCCCAGAGCATACCCCTTACTTTTAAAAAAGATAGTGAGTTAATAGATGTCATTTCAAAACTTTATGAAATCTTTTGGCAGTGCCTTTGATAAATTGGGAGGCCAAGGCGAGGTACTAGCATCAATTGAAGAGAACACAAGAGAGACGAAAGAATCTGTCTCATTTGGTGGAGCTCTATACGATAGAATCGATGCTTTAACAACTGCAATTGAAGACATAAATGAAGGTAATACCAAAGCAGGTAAAGGTAATATAGCTGGTGCATTAGCGACGGCTATTGTAGCACCCGCTATGGAACCTATTGGTAAAGGTTTCCAACTTATTGTTGATGCAATTAACGCACTAGAAGGTGACGGCAAAGATACCAAAAAGAAGATGGAAGCCCTAACTGGAGGCCTAGTTGCACTAGGCGAAGTGGGTAAATCTATCTTATTATTCGCAGGCTATATGTTATTGGCAACACCGATTCTATTGGTTGTAGCCGCAGTCTCACCGCTCATAGCACTCTCGCTACTTGCAGTGGTCACCGCTGTCATGGTTTCTACTAGACAGTTAGATAAAAAACAGCTTAAGAAAATTGCAATGCTTAAACAGGTAGGTTTAGGTATTTTAGCAGTTATGGGTGCGCTAGCAATATCTTCATTGATTATTATGCCTGCGCTAAAAGGCTTAATCGGAGCAACTATTGTATTATTAGGTATTGCACTGATATTTACATTAATACCAAAATCTACCGTTGAGAAAATGAGTGATTCTGCACAAGCTTTAAGCTGGATCGCACTAGGTATTCTTGGTATTATGGTTTCTCTTGCTCTAACATCACTTATTGTTGAACCTGCACTGAAAGGCTTCTTGATAGCCAGTATGATAATTGTGGGTATTGGTATTGTATTCTGGGCATTAGAATCTATGGGTATTATGGATAAAATAGAAGACGGCGCGAAAGGATTACTGTACGCTGCCGGTGCTATCCTAGGTCTAGGTATTGCCATGGCTCTATTTAATCTAATTACACCACCAATGGAAACGTTGTTTAATATAGCCCTAGTGGTAGGTGCTGTGGCGTTAACTTTTGGTATTGTAGGTGTATTTGCTCGTCAAATAGAAAAAGGTGCTAAGGCCATGTTATGGGCTGCACTGTCGATCTTAGCGTTAGGTTTAGCAATTGGTATATTTACTGCAATTGTAGGTAATATCACAGGTGAAGAGGCCGTGAAAGGACTTGCTGCACTAATAGTTATTGGTGTAATAGGAGCAGGGTTCTATCTAGCAGGTACACAGGCTTCATTTATTGCACTGGGTGCTGGTGCGATGATACTAGCAGCAGTTTCAATTATCCTACTAGGAGTTGGTGTGTTGATGTTGACAAAAGCTCTAGGTGACAATCCATGGACCGCGGTCGGTGCAACAATGGCATTAATCGGTGGAGTGGGTCTAGCAATGGGCGCTGCAGGTTTAGCAGCAATCTTTATTGCAGCAGGTGCCGGTGCGATGATACTAGCAGGTATGGCTCTGATTACAGTGGGTGCTGGTATGATGATATTGAAAAAATTAGACTTTAAGGCACTTACTCAAAAAGGTGGCGTCTTAGGAGATTCTGGTCAGAAAACAAAAGGATTCTTCGGTATTGGCGGTGGTCGACCTAAGACCAATATGGAAGTAATGTTTGAAGCAATCGCTGATTCATTTAGCCTTGGACCGCTTTCTATCCTAGCTATCTATGCTGGTGCGCCTGCATTTATTATGGCAGGTATGGCATTACTTA